TAAATTGTTCTTTAGTAACTTCTATATTTACATTACAGTTTATGCCAAAGAAAGATAGATCACTAATCATATCAGACATTTATAATGGACTGAATACTGGTGGTGCTTTTATCTTTGCAGAAAAAATAGATTGTACTAATAGTCGTATCCAAGATATGATGACATTCAATTATTATGACTTTAAACGACAAAAGTTTGAGACTGAAGATATCATGGACAAAGAAAAAACTCTTAGGCATATGTTAAAACCTAATACATTGGAAGAACTTGAAGATATGATATACGAAGCTGGGTTTAAGAATATACAGCCATTTTGGCAAAATCATTTATTTATGGGAGCAATAGCAATAAAATGACAAACTTTGAAAAAGTAAAAGACTTTATGAAAATCATGGGGCAAGAAGTAAAAGACGAACCAACTTGGTTGGATGAAGAGACTACTGAATTAAGACAAAACTTAATTAGAGAAGAGGTAGATGAATTTGAAGAGGCAGTATCCTTACACGGATTTACTCTTCCAGATGTTGCAAAAGAACTTGCTGATATTCTATATGTAACTTATGGAGCAGCTGCAGCTTACGGTATTGATTTGGACAAAGTATTTAATGCAGTCCACGAATCAAATTTAACTAAATTAGACGGTCACGGAAGGCCAGTTTATAATGATGCTGGTAAAGTGGTCAAAGGGCCACGATATAAAAAACCAGATATAGAGAAGGTGTTATACGATGAATGATTTTTTAAAAGATATAATTAAGGTTACAGGTAATGAATACGCTGCCTTAGTTGACGATGGAGTAGAAGCTGGTGATGTAAACAGTTTCATTGATACAGGCAGTTATATATTTAATGCCTTATTGAGTGGTAGTATCTATGGAGGACTACCAGCAAATAAAATTACAGCAATAGCTGGAGAAAGTGCAACTGGTAAGACTTTTTTCTTGTGTGGAGTTATTAAACACTTTTTGGATAAAAATGTAGATGGTGGAGTGATTTACTTTGAATCTGAATCTGCAATCACTAAGAAAATGATTACAGATCGTGGTATTGATCCACAACGAATGATTATTATGCCTGTTACAACGGTTCAAGAATTTAGAACACAAGCACTAAAAGTTCTGGAACAATATAATCAGCAGGACGTTAATGTTCGTAGGCCTCTATTCATATGTCTGGATTCACTTGGTATGTTATCTACAACTAAAGAAGTAGAAGATACAGCAGACGGTAAAGAAACTCGCGATATGACAAGAGCTCAAGTATTGAAAGCTGCATTTAGAGTGTTAACTTTGAAACTTGGTAAAGCTGGTGTTCCAATGGTTGTTACAAACCATACCTACGATTCAATGGGTTCTATGTTCCCTACTAAGGAAATGGGTGGTGGTTCTGGATTAAAGTATGCAGCCTCATCTATTATATTCTTATCTAAAAAGAAAGATAAAGATGGAACTGAAGTTGTGGGTAACATTGTGCATTGTAAAAATCATAAGTCGAGATTGACTATTGAGAATAAGATGGTTGATGTTCGTCTTAGTTATAAGGGTGGGTTAGATAAATATTATGGCCTTCTAGAACTTGGAGAAGCACATGGCGTGTTCAAAAAAGTATCTACTCGTTTTGAAATGCCTGATGGTACAAAACATTATGCTAAAGCTATTCTTAATGATCCAGATAAGTTCTTTACAGAAGATATAATGAAACAGTTAGACGAAGCTGCAGAAAAGGAGTTTATGTATGGTTAAGATTTTAGATAATTGTTGTAGTCCTTATTATTTGGATATGATAAAACATATTTCAACAAATGATGATAACTGGAATATGAAATATCCTCAAGGTAAGCCATTTGAGGATAAACATTTAAAATTAGATATCATTGATAATGATGACACTAAACACCCACTTCTAGCTGGAATTGCAATGGGGTTGTTAATACAAATATATGATGCTGGTGGTAAAGACTTTTTTATCCCAGAAATATATTTTTGTGGAATTTCCATGAAGGATCGCCATAGAACTGATAATATTCACACGGATCATCAACCAAAGGATAAAGTTATTAAAATTCTAGGATTATGTAATAGTGATTGGAAACAAGAATGGGGTGGTGAGTTTTATCATGGGAAAGAAAAACACTATATCAGACCTACATCATTTTGTATATTTGATTCATTAGTTCCCCATGCAGCTGCTGATATTATTTCAGATAACAAAAGAATTGCTATTGATTTTACAGTAAAGGCATTATAATGGAATTAATGGATTATGTTGTAAGAGTTGAAAATGTCATCAGTAATGAATTATGTGATGAATTAATTCATAAATTTGAAGAAAATTCATATCAATATGAAGATATTTCACAAAGTAGTGCTGATTTTTCACAAATTGATATACTTCGGTATAGAACTACATGGGGTAACAATTCTGATGAATTACTAGGAGTGTTTAAAGATAAACTTCAAGAGTATAAAAAGAAGGTTGGTATTGTACAAGGAATGTGGCCAAGAGAAATGAAGTTTGAAAATATTAGAATAAAAAGATATTTACCAAATGACAAAGATGAGTTTCGTCCTCATGTAGATGTCACTAGTCTTGAAAACGCTAGAAGATTTTTAGTTTTCTTTTTATATCTAGATGACAACAAGGGTGGACATACTTCTTTTCCTTTAGAGAATAAAGCTTCTCCTTGTGCCAAAGGATCATTACTAATGTTTCCTCCAATGTGGCCTTGGCTCCATGCTGGAACAAAACCAATAGATAAACCAAAATATATTATAGGGAGTTATTTACATTATGTCAATTAGTAAAAAGAATTGGACTTATTTGTCTGCTTCTGGTGAACATGCAGGCCAAACTTTTATTGGAATCAAAGACACAGGAACAAAATATGATGGTGTAGTTTACAAGTATGGAGAAGTATCTGTTCCACCAGAAGATAAATTGCGAGATGGGCCCTTGCCTTTATCGTTTAAGTATGATATAGTAGATAGTAATGGATTATTCCAAGAAGATTTTGGAGAAGACTTCTTTAAAATGCTTGGGGATAATCTAGTTGAAATTATTGATGAAATGACACCATCTTCAGAGGATAAATAATAATATGCAGAATAAATTTGAACACATGACACTACAACAATTGGTTACTAATGAACCTTATTGTCGAAAAGTATTGCCTTTTATAAAAGGAGTATACTTCCAAGTAAAAGAAGAACGTATTGTATTTGAAGAGATTCAAAAATTTGTGGATAAATATAATAATCCGCCTACGGTGACTTCTCTGGGAATTGAAGTAGAAGCAAGAAAAGATTTAACAGATACAGAACATCAAAATATTACTAATTTAATTGCTTCTCTAAAGAAGGAAGATGTAGATTTCGATTGGTTGTGTGATACAACTGAAAAGTTTTGTAAAGATAGAGCAGTATATAATGCTATCGTTGAAGGTATCCAAATTATTGATGGAAAACATAAGAACTTAGATGCTGATGCAATACCTAGTATTCTTACAGAAGCTTTGGCTGTCGGTTTTGATAATAGTGTTGGTCATGATTATGTTGATGATGCTGAAGAAAGATTTGAATTTTATCATACGGTAGAAGAGAAGATACCATTTGACTTAGAGTTCTTCAATAAGATTACTAAAGGTGGATTACCACCAAAGACATTAAATATTGCACTAGCTGGAACAGGTGTTGGTAAGTCATTATTTATGTGTCATGTCGCTGCTAACTGTTTAACACAAGGTAAAAGTGTATTGTATATCACTTTAGAGATGGCTGAGGAACGTATTGCTGAACGTATTGATGCAAACCTCATGAATATTTCTATGGAAGAGTTACATAATTTACCAAAGAAAATGTTTACTGATAAGATTACAAAAATTAAGAATAAAACTAAAGGTAAACTTATAGTAAAAGAATACCCAACCGCCAGTGCGCATAGTGCCCACTTTAGAGGGTTGATCAAAGAACTTGCGATTAAAAGATCGTTCAAACCAGATATAATTTTTATTGACTATCTTAATATATGTGCATCCACAAGATTTAAGGGTGCCCAGAATGTCAATTCATATATGTACATAAAAGCAATTGCTGAAGAACTTAGGGGATTGGCTGTAGAAACCAATGTTCCCATCATGTCAGCAACACAAACTACAAGATCAGGCTTTAGTTCTACAGATGTAGGACTAGAAGATACTAGTGAAAGTTTTGGATTACCAGCAACAGC